GAGTTTGCCCGCTTGGTATTTTCACCGACACACAAGACATCATTTCATCGAAAAGCGGTTTAACTTTTGATGGGTCAGCTTTTGCCAGCATCTTGATTCCGTTTGCGGCCATCTGTTGCAGTGGAGCGCCCATTAACAAATCAGCATCAGCACCAGCTACAGCCTGTAATGCACGAAACGCCCACCACTCAGCATCAGCGGCAGCCATTTCAGTAATAACGAAAACTTTCCCAGCATCTCGGCCGGATTCAATTGCAATTTCTTTAGTTTGACGAGCCATGTTATTCCCCTTAATCAAAGGCATCAGGAAAGGCTAGAAATGATCGATGACATCACTTTCGGCTGGCCTGCCTATCTAGCCCAATTCGTTTAAGCGATTGGTACTGGTTTTACGCTTTCAAATGTTACTTGAAAGGTGGAGCCTTGCAAAGTACGCTGACCATCACCAAGTGGTTTTGCGCGAGTAATTAACCCTTTTGCGCAGGTGAATGATTTCCCGATGCCTGGCAATGTAAGGACCATGTTTACTCTGTACAGCGTTTTTTGTGCATCCTGCAAGGCAATGATGCTATCAAAAATATCGATGGATTCTGATGACCCGATGAATGAGAACACAACGGGGTATGGGCGAGGCACCCAGCCACCCGTTAAGTGACCGTCAGCCGTCATTACTGTCACCGCAGTTTCTACTTCATCAAACACCCACATAGCTTCCGCCATCCAGTCAGCCAGGGGTGTGGTTGCAAGTCCAAAGTCAGAAGATGAAATAACGGCTGTAGCGTCAGCCGATGTAATAGTACGAGCCATGTTTTATCTCCTATAGGACCGCAATTGAATCAATGGTGATCTGTTGGATCGCCCCACCATCTGTGTAATACAGATAAATAGGCGGTGATTGACGATTCCCGCGGACCTGAGCAGTGGCGTCACCGATGTAAAGGTAATAGCCTTTCGAATTCAGGTCCGAACTCACATCGACACCGGTTGTTTGCATGATTGTTGCTTTCTGCGAATTACTCAGCGTTACACCTGAACGAATAGTCCCATTCAGCACACCTTCGTCGATTGGGTCTTGGCACCAAGCACGGATGTAGCTATAACCTTCCTGATTGTATGGAGCTGAGTTGATAGCCAGTAAGCCCTCAATGACAGCTAACTGCAACTGGGCATTCAGACGAATTTGATTGATGTACGTATCAGCCCAAGAGTAGATCGAGCCATCCATCTGGCCGTTGTACATGAAAGTATATTCGTTGCCATCACCGGGAGCGGCGTAGAAGCCAAGGAATGAATACCCGTTGCTGATCAGTGCGTCATAAGCTGCCTGAGTACTAACCACAGCAGACGCCCCGGAGAATTCACGGAAAGCCAAGGTCATTCGACCATTGCGAGCGGACCAGTTAATTGACGCAGCCCAGGAACAAACGTATGCGGCATCAATGGCGCGACTGTATACCGGAAGAGTGCCTTCATATGAATTGGCATCCACGATTTTACCAAAGCTTGCGGAGTTATCTGCGGTAAGCGCGGCAGAATCGGAATCCCAGGCAACATACATATAGCGTTTGTTTTGCGCTGATGTCCATGCAGCAAATAGAGTTTTATCCCCGATCACTGGCTCAAAGGTGGTCATAAATGTAGCCCAATTCAACGTTTGGGTTTTGATTCGAGCCATTGCAGATGATGGTGTGTCGATAGCGTAGCCGTTAGATACAACACCAGTGGACAAGCCCAGAGATACAGCAGGAGTTCCGGTTGCCAGAGCGATCGTTTTACCGCTACCGGTTAATGTGGTAGTGATGACGAATTTGCTATAAGTCGCATCCCACGTACACGTAGCCACGGAACTAATTGCGAGAGTTGTCGTGATATAAGTGGCAGCAGCCGTAAAGCTGGCAATCGCTGAGAAGTTAAGCGCAGCAGAATAAACCGTGCCATTGATCGTTACGCTCATCGTTCCGGAAATGGCTTGCAGTGTGGCAATAGTCATTCCAGCGATTGATGTACCGCGTAACCATGCGGCCGTAGCAGCTGATGCATATCCAGCGAAGTACAATTTGCTGGGCAATACAGTTGCATTATTTGGTCCAGTAAAGTACGCAATAGCCATGTCGTATTGAGTTGAACTTGTTCCGTAGTATGCTCCGACATCATCAGAGCTTGAAAATTGCAGGATGCTGGATAGCGGCGTTTTGGCATCGTTATCTAACATGATCGCATTCAAAGCCAGCGCATTCCCGCCCGTCCCAATGGACGATGGGATAACGTTGACAATGTTGGAAATTGGGATTGATTGGGTCATTATCCAAAACTCCGCTAGTTGATGTAATCTGCAGCTATCGTATTGACGTCACCGCAAATATTAAATTGTTCATCTGTGATTGACACTACAGCATTATACTGTAGATGCACTGTCAGCGTCCATCGAGACACCCATTGCTTTTCCCCGCTGACAAATGGAGCTTGAACGCCATTATCGCAATCAAGCGGTGATGCAACTCCAGTCATTTGCTCCGATGCATAGCTTGATCGATACATTATTTTAAATGCTCGGCAATTATCCGCTGCCTTGTCGCCGTAAAAATCTATCTGATAGGTGCCTTTTGTCGGCATGGCATAGTCAGTACTGAACACATAAGGAGTACCAACAACAGCATTATGCGACTCCTTGGCCTTGCTGGTCATGTCCACTTGAAATAATGGCGTTATAACAGCGCAGTTGCCAGTTGGTAGCGCCACCTGATTAATCTGCGATATGACGATTTTCGGTGATGTACCGTTTAGATCTATTTCGCATACCTTCGCGATAAAGTCGGCCAGAGCCACCGACACCTGGTCTTGTGTAGCTACTGGATTCATGCTGATTCCCCCTGATACACAACAGCAACTTTAACCCAGTCACTCCAAGTCTCAAGCACTTTAAATACCAGCCAATCTTTCCCATTCACGCTGAGAATATCTCCGCCTTTTCCATCGGGTCGAACAACGCCAGCAAGAGCGCCATACAGGTAAGCACCTCGAATGGTGCCTTGCTGGTTAATATTGTCGATCTGCTTTAACTCATCACCATCCAGAGCTTGCAAGTCAGCAAACCCAGTGGTGACTGTGAACTTTGGCACTTGGATATAGTTAACAATGTCATAACCATTTGATACTTTTATTGATGCTGGCAACATCGGATTGATATCACCAAGACAGCTGCTTGCTACACCGAATAAATCAATCACCATCACCTCCCACAATATAATCCACGCTGTCTCGCATATGCCCCGTATCAATCAGCGGGTTATTAAACCCCTTCGCAGCGACAGTGCTGGGTGCGTTTGCTGGTGTGCTAAATTGAACGATTTCATCTTGTAGCTGGCCCTTGATCACTTCGCCCATCAGTCCAAGCGCTTTATCCGCATCTTCATTGTAATGCGACATAGCCTTGGTGAGTTGCCCACCCCAAGCACCGGAGTGCTTTGCGATCATGGAGCGGAAGAATGGTCTTGTTGGTATCGCGTCCGTGCCGAATTCATTCCAAAAAGCAACCTGAGCAACCGGAGTCCCGTCCGGGTATGTAGCGCCAGACAGAAACCCGACCTTTAATTTCTTGCCTTGTATCTTGTTTCCGATATCAGCGAGAACCTTCGCGAGTTTGTCACCACCAGATACGCTAGCCATTAGTAGCTCACATACGCTGGGCGATAAACAAAAGCCCGAAGGCTTCTGGTTGCTTGCAGGAACATTGCGCCGTATTGAGTTTGAGCGAACCATTGATGCGTTCCCGGCACCGCATACTCAAAGCTTGATGATACAGTCCCGCGTGATGCGCTAGATGTGCGGCCAACCGGGGCGGCGGAGCCAGTGGCACCAAGAACCCCAGTCAGCACAGCAATATGCGCAGTCAGCATCCAAAGCAGTGATTCGCGCTCCGTTAGATCGGCAACAACAGAATCGTCCTCGTTGTTCAGATACAGTCCCGAGTCATTGAAGCAATACTGCAGGGTGGCATTAGCCACGTTTGCGAATGCTGGATATCTGAGCTTAAAGTTTGCTGCATTGAATGTGACTACTGACATAGTTAGTCCTTAGCTTTTACTTTTGAGTCCTGCAGAGTTTCGACGCCATCTTTGCTTTTTGGCAGTGGGTCAAAACCGGTCTTTTCATTTTGCAGTTCTTTGTTTTGAGCTTTGGCTGAGGATTGGTTTTTCTGAATGAATATAGCCCCAGACTTAACCATCGCTGAGTCTTTGAATTCATCCAGCCAGGCGTTAATGTAGTCCTCATCGACTTCGGTGTATCCACACATGACTGGAGTCAGGTATAGATATCCGCCCATGTCTGCATTTTTACCAGCCAGACTCACAAACACCGGATTGCCACTTGCATCTTTAACTTCGAGTACCAGGCCATGTGGTAATCGACATCCAACTGTTACTGTTGCCATTTAATCTCTCCAATAAAAAGGGCGGTTCATCATGCCGCCCTGTCATTATCACATTTTATTTGCTTGAGTGCAAAACCGCTACACGCCTAACATCTGCTGGATTGCTGCTGGGCGATAAACGATTGAACCCCATGTGCCGCCTGATTTTTTCTGTTCGTAGTAGCTACCCATTGTTACCAGGGCAAATGAACGAGATTTTTCAGTGAAAGCACACTCAACAGTCTTCTGGCCTTCCACTTCATCAGCAATCAACTGAACCAATTCACCGGATGCAGTGCTGTATTCTGGAACTGTAACAATCTGGAGATTAGGGAACAGTTTCTTGATCAACTCAGCAGCGTTCAGTTCATAGATATTGGTCGCGGTTGTGAAAGCGGTATTCGCATTCTGACTCATTACCAGTTTCAATGGTGAGTCATTATCCAGAATACCATTCAGGTTTTTGTTCAGGTTATAGAACAATTTCTGGAAGTCAGCCAGGATTTCCAGTGGAGTCGCATTGATAACACCAGCAGAAGTGATCCATACGTTTGAGTTACCAGCAGCTTTAACGGTTGGAGTCTGAGCTGTTGGCAGTGATGGGTCATTGGTCAGGCCGTAGTTCTGTAATCCACTAACACCAAACAGGTAAGTTTTGTTCTGGTATTTGTTCATTGACAGAGCGGCAGCCATATTTTTCTGGCTAACCAAGTCCAACTTCATCAAGCCATAGCGCTCAACTTCACGCACGCCGTACTGTACCATGATTTGGTAAGTATATGATTGGCGTTGTGGGTAGTTGGCGTTTACGTCTGAGCGGCCTTCATTGCTGAAATCGCCATAGCTGGAAACTTCGCCAGTGGCTTCAACCAAATTGAACATTGCGGTGTCAGTCAGCCAGTCACCCTTTTTGATTTCCCCACCAGCAACCATAGCCGCTTTCATTGGGGAGAAAAGAACGTTGATCACCTTAGGATCAACGAAAGTAGTCAACATTGCTGGCACTGCAGCATTCGGTGATGTAAACAGAGTAGGCTGAGCATCCATTGCAACCTGAGCATTGCTTTTCATTGCTGGAGTCATCTCAATCGGAGTGACGCCGTTATAGATGACGCCCTTTTCCGCAACCAAGTCAAAATCAATCATGATGGTTCCTTACAGTTTATTGATTACAGTCAAGTCGCCGATAGCTGCTACTGTGCGCTTGATATAAAAATCAGTTTCGATATAACCGCTGATTGTTGCGCCAGCAGCACCAGGTTGAACGGAGCCATCAGTCAGAGATGCGAACGCCTTCTGCCCAAGAGTTGCCGCTGCGACATTTGACTTAACCAAAATTGATGCATTGGATGTCAGTGTTAACGGGAATCCCTTAGGAATAACATTGCCAGCTTCTGATAAATAGGTCGTGTTCAGCGCCTGCATATTGCGGACAATGAAGCCATTCGGTTTACCGGTTCCGGATGTCAGCACGGATACGCCATCAGATTGAATCCAACCAAAGCGGCCGACAGTTGCGCCACCAGTACCCGCGACAAAACCGCCCTCTGGAGCTGCGTGAGATACGACTACGTTGGTGCTGGCCAGTGAACCATCAACCCCAATAGCGGGGGTGATTGATACAGATGTTTGAAAACCCATTTTTTAACTCCTATTCGCAAAAACGTTTGAGTGCTGGAATTGCGGTGAAAGTGCTTTCACCGGAGTCAGCAGCCATTGGGCGTTTAGCTTTTGGAGCTGCAGCCTTGGCTTTCAACATGTTGTTAAAAAGAATACCCAAGCCAGCATCAGGCATACCATCAAATGCAACGCCCATCTGTTTGAGTGCAAACTTGTATACATCAGCAGCTGAATCCATTGCTACCTGGATTTCACCAACAACAGGACGCACTTCACGTTTAGCTGAGTCCATTGCCACAATGTGAGCCATGATTTCAGCACGCATAGCATCTTGAGCAGCCTTAGCTTCCTGTTTCTTTTCAGCCTCAGTTTCTTCTTCATCTTTGGCTGTAACTTCCGGTTTATTTTCTGTTACTTCAGTATCTTTTGCTGGTTCGCCTTTTTTGTCTTTATCTTCTTCCTCATCTTCAGCCTTTTCTTTGTCGGGCTCAATGGCATCGGGTTCTTTTTCAGCCATAGCTTCATCAAAGGCCAATGAGAATTTCTCAGGGGTGATACCTGAGTCCATAGCAGCAAGCTTTTTAGCGAGCGCTTCTTTCAGTGCGGTTGCCTTCATTAGATCAATTTCCCCTTCGAATGGATTTGAGTCTGCAACTAAAACATCATGGCCGGTTCTTCCGATCTCAACAAGAGCGAGATGATTCCCCCGGATATTGCGCATTATACCGTCATATGCCATACCTTCGAAAGTGCCAGGGGTCATATCGGGTTCATAATAATATGACGGTGACAATTCCCGCACTGCGTTGGCTTCAATTAACTTAACTGCATCTCCCCGCCAGAACGATAAATCGGCATCCAGATATGGATACACGAAACTTACATTCGATCCGATTGAGCCAATAACATGCTCTTTCTGGAAGTTGTCCGCGTCAGTGGCGATATGCTTCATTAAGATTGGCATATTCTTGAACGTGTCGGCGGCTTTCTTTAGCTCATCTGGATGACGGAGCAAGTTATATACTTTGTTTGGATCTAACCCCAGCTCCTCGAAATTCGGTATTTCCTTGCCGATATATGGATTTACTGTGGCTTTACTGATGTGACTGCGATTGACAAATAAATTGCCGTTTTCGTCCTTGTAACGATTGGCTTGATCAAACGCAATTAGATTAGGCATATCACCTCCACGGCTTAATGTCACTATGATAAACGTTTATCGTTTTGATTACAATTTTTGCTAGAACGGCAACACGGGGACACTGTAGCACCGGCATCTCGGTAGCTCGCCAGGCTGAATGAATTCTCCGTCAATCATGCACCCATCGGTTACATTGAACTTACGTCCATCGGCGTGTACGTGTGACGCTCTAGGCTCCTTACCTGCGTGCGAATGCCTCCATATGGCCTCTGTTATCCCCAGTTCCTCACGCCTCACACGGTTAAATTGAGCCGTCATTTTATTGTTTTGATTTTGAGCTATGAATGCAGCTCGCCGCTTGGTGACACCGAATCTATTCGCCAGCTCCTCGGTTGCATAGTGCAAGTCACGGCCACGTGATATCGATTCCTGAATGACATCCCGGACCTGAGATAAATGCTTTGCCGGGATAGACTTGATTAGACCAACGTTATCAGTGATCACCTCATCCATCACTGACCGCATCGGTATCGTCATTTTAAAATCAACAGTCCACCCGGCATCTTTTAGTGCTGCAGCGAATGATTGTGATGCGTACCGCTGACCACTGGATACGAAGTCAGTCGCCATCTTTTCAGCGAGCTTATCGAACTTAACTTGCCATTCATCACCAACGGACTGCATCACCGCATCCAATTCATCGGTATGGTATGCAGCCAGCACGCGCTTGTTTAAGTCCGCGCTCATGTCAGTGATTATCTTCTGCAGCTTCTTGCGATAGGAGACCTCGATACCCTTGTTGGGTAGTGTAGGCCTCGTCGTCTTAATTTTCTTCATCTGTCGCATCGTCCTCGTATCCACCATTTGGGATTTCGTCGATGTCGATATTATCCCATGCCGTATCTGGATCATTCGCCAGGCGTCCACGCGCTTCTTCTGCTGATATAGCTCCGACATTTATGAGTGCGGATATTTCGTTGGCCGTATTCAATCTTGCGGTAGACAATTCAGCATCGCTGGTCTGCCACAAAGGCTTGAAGTGAAATGCGATGTCATCGTCAATCTCTCCCCACAGGTGCAGCTGAATGGCTTTCAGGCACGTGTCGATAGGCTGATAGTAATATGCCTCTTGTGTGGCACTGATGTAGTCATACCATGCACGAATTTCACCGTCACTTGAGGCATTCATACCTGTTGGGCTTATACCGGTGAATAGCATAGTTGGGATGCGGAAGCATGATGACATGTGTTCTTGGGCTTGAGCCTGCAAATCAGACAGACCAGATAACGGCGTGTTGAGCTGCACCAAATCCTCACTCTCGGAATCAATGAGGAATAACCCCATATTGTTACGATACTGAGTGAATAGGTCGGCTCGATCAAAAAGCGATTGCCCACTAATATCATTCAGTCGCTGTATCATGTCGGTTTTGAGTGCGGTCACTGAGAATGATTCAATCAGGCGTTGGATGTTTGCCCGCGTTTTAAGCCAGTTATCCACGGAGAGCTCACCCAATTGTGACAGGCTCATGCCACTGAAATTGTAGGATGGCTTTAGAATGTCAGGGAGTGGACGAGTCACGATTGGGATTATCCGGCTACCATGTATCTCTCTGCCCATCATAAACCACACGGTAGGGCGATAGAAGTCTGGAGACGTCGGATCATCTGCGTTATACATAGATGGAGTCACCCAAATAGGATCAACACTGGCGAATCCTTCAAGCATGCCTTTGCGGAATGTTTTCTCATCCAGAATCATCGGCGTTGCAATGTCAGCGTTCTTTACTTTGATTACCAGATTTCCTCGCCCATACATGCACTCGTTAGTTGCGCATGATGATACGATTCGTTTGAGGTCAAAGTATTCCATTGCCTCACAAAGTTCTTTGATTCGTTCTTCCTTGCTGCCATCTTCTGATTTTGAACACAGTTCAATCCATTCACGCGTGAGCTCTGTTGCTGTTACGGTGATGGCAGTGCGGAATTCTGCCCGCGTAGCCAGTGACGCTAGGTATGGATATCCGGGGAATGGTTGAAAGTCCTGCATCGACCATCCGGTGGTATTCATATATTGATACGTATCTAGCGCATCATCCATGGCCAGCGCAGATTTCTTACCCTCAGGCACCACGTTGGATGGTAGCTTTGGCGCGCCAATTCGAACGGTCTTTTTCTTTGCAGCACCAAAGGCTTTGATTGCAGCAAGTTCATTTTGAGCTGCGAACAGTCTACGGTTGATTGCTTCTTTGTCATCTGCAGCAACTGGCTCAACTGGTTTCTTTTTTCGAAAAAACATTATCGGGTTCTCCTCGGGAATCGACTTGCCGCCTGAATCGCTTCTTTCGTGATGACCATCTTACCACGTCCTTTGATCATGTTGTTGAGTGCGTAGCGGATGGCATCGATGTAGTGATTATCTTTGTCTACTATGAGTGGGAGTATATCACCACTCAAGCGATCTACCTTGTAAGAGTACGCATTGCATTCGTAGATTACTTCTCTGCACCGTGGGTGAACGATGATTTCTTTGAATGATCGCAGGTATGTAATTCCATCTTCAACAGAGCCTGCCCACTTGTCGCACGGCTTAATGTCGAAGCCCTTGTTCTTTAGGTGAGATATAGTTTCTGGCCGAGAGCAATCGCCGTATATCCGATGCCGCCTGACGCCATCTATTTTTTCGTACATGGCTGGCATATCATCAAGCTCAATGCCTACACCGCCAGTTTCACGCTCGATGTAAAGATTTTCATCGTGTATCCAGCACTTGACCAGCGTTGATGGGTCTTGGGCGAAACCAAAGTCAGCCCCAAAGTATGGCCCATCCCAGTTATTTGAATCTGGGGTAAACTCGTCGATTCGCCACTTGCCATTTAATACTTTGACATCTGACTGAGTTCTGAACTTGCCTTCCCAAA